CGCTTCTTCTTCTCCAGAGATTCTTGAAACACTTATGGTAGAAACTAAGCCATATCCTGTGCAGTTTTATCCACTCGAGCAATCACAAACCAGAGTATGGCATTCTATGTATCCAAACTTGAATGGTGAAGTGGTGCAGTTTAATTTGATATTCTCAGACTCTCAAATGAGAAATACTAATATTGCATGGAGTGCATTACAGATACATGCATTCATGTTTTATGTAGGAAATACTTCAAGTAGATTCGAATAGATTAGTGGTAAATTGCTAACAGGATCGCTGCAAGAGATGCGGCTACTATTCCTACACCTTCAGCAATAGCAACAATACCGAGACAGGTTTTCTTCTTCTCAGATGATTTTAGTTCAAGCTCCCTTTCTTCAATGACTTCATGAAGAGAAGCAGTGAGCATTCGTTCAGCAAACGCAAAGACTTCTTCTGAGCTTGGAGAGCGTTCTGATCGTACAACAAGAACATTCCCGGTTTGCAGAGTATTATTGATTATGTTGGGCAATCTGCCTAGGAGTTTAGGGCTTTCTTCACGTGCTTGTACGAGCTTTTGCGAGAGTTTAGGAACGACTTTCTCTTTGAGGCGATCGCCATTGCCATTGAAAAAGACATCAATGATTCTATTAGCTTGGTTTGTGGTAGTGAGAGTACTGAGAGCATTGTCGATTACTACATCTTTGAGGGCTTCATCAAGCGTTTCTAACGGCTCCATTGCAACCAAAGAACCCGATATCAAAAGAAACAACAATATTCGCATAGCGTTCCTTTTTGGGTGCTACCTGCGCATTCTAAGGTGGGTACGCAGGTAGCTGAGAGTAGTATTGAAGGCAACGCCAAGCTAACATTAAGCCAGGATATATTCAATCACCACATAGCACTCGGTGTAGGCGCTATAGTCGATACCTGTGGTTATATTCACGTTTACTGGGTCTACATCCAACTGAATGTTTTTATTAAGTACGGGCGACGCAAAAGGAATAGGAATCCAGGCAGTGCTTGGCTGAGTAGCAGCAGCATAAATATGTACCGCGCTTGTTGGATCGGGGAATGAAGGAATATTGTGAGCGACAGATTTGACTCCTGCATTGGGTAATGCGCCAAAATTAACCACAGCACGGGCAATAGGCCTTCCTTGCGTAGTGCTCAAATTGGTAGTCGTTGGGAAGTATAAGCCACTCGTAACGAACTGATCAAGATAGTAATAGGCGCTTTCTTTGGTATTAACTACTAAGGCAGTTTTATTGTATGCCTGAAGCATTGCGATCAAAAATTCACGAAACTCATCGCTCTTTAAGTCTAGATTTCGAATTGTCTCTTCATCAAACGCAATAGTCGTTGGTAAAAACGCACCAATATTGCCTGGTCTATTGATAGCCATCCCTGTGCTCCTAAAAAAAGATAGAAAAACTTGAGTTCCCATTCTAAGATAAGGGCAACAAATTTGTAATCTTGATGGAAGGATTGAAAATGGCATTACAAGCAACGGGATGGGGACCATGGCTTAAAGAGCAATGGGATCAAATAGGACCATATATAGCAGCTGGGGCTACGGGTGCACTAGAAGGTGTTTCTGGTGGGTATCCCGGAATGATTATTGGCGCATCATCTCATGTTTTACAAGCGGCAATAGAGCGGGCAAATAAAGGTGAAGCTACGGATGAAGACTTTGAATTAATTTCAAACTATATTCCTGAAATACAGAATTTAGCAAATGAAGTATCACAAAAAGCATTTCAACGCCTTGGGTCTAATGATTTTGACTTTCAACCCATTCGAGAAAGCGCTATAAAGAATTTTGAAGAAGAAGGCATTCCATCAATTGTTGAAAGGTTACATGGTTTGACTGGTGGAGCTGGATCTGATGTTTTTGACAAACAAGTTGGACGTGCTAGAGCAGGCCTAGAACGTGATCTTGCTGCTCAGCAACAAGATTATAATATGCAACGCCGTAATCAGGATATAAGCATTGCAGCACTCGGACAGCAAACTGCTACAGGTAATCCAAGAGAATCTCAACCTGGGTGGGGTAGTGAATTTGCAGGTCAGTTACAGAAATTTGCCATGGATCCAGAAAGACGCGATCAAGCCATTGGAAATTTGAAGAAACTTGGACAGGCAGTTGGTCTCATGAAAAAACCTTGGAGTAGAATGGCTATACCTGGAACAACAGGCATGCTTCCTGGAGGCAATATGGGAACTCCTGTAACATTTGGAGCAAGAACATAATGGCTATAAGATTACCTTCTACAGGCTCTCGGCAAGGGATGGGAAAAAGAAACTTCTACGAAGAACGAGAGAAGGCTTCTCAGGATTCAATACTAAGATCTCTTGGGCTACCCGGTGGGATTGCCTATGTTAATCCAAAGATTCAAAGCACTTTGATTAATGGCTTAATGAAACAAGGCGAATTTCAGTCGCTTGGGCGAGATGAAAGGCCACAGCAAGCCCATGAGGTTTTAAATAATCTACAAGATCTTAATGAGCGTGGCAATGTTGATAAAAGTAGTTGGTTTGGACGTCTATTTGGTGGCGGCACAGGAGCGGATAAAGATGCATATGAACAATATGCCGGCGAGCTTGATAAAAGATTAAAAAAGATTCTTCCTTATGCAGTAGTTCCTAAAGCAGACGCTAGTGCTGAGGCAAGAAAAGAAGGCCTAGAGCGTATTGATCAAGCATTACGCAAACAGTTTGGCGTTGGCATTGATCACGTCATGGGACAAGGTCAGAGACAGCAGCAAATGCAAGGACAGGGATCTCAGCCTCAATCGAATTTCCTTTCTGGTGGCGCTCAACAACAGCAAATGCAACAAGGTCAGCAGGGACAACAACAAGAGAGTAGGCTTGGTGAACTATTGAGAAACCTACTCGGTGGCACTGTCGAAGCAGCAGCTCCGTTAGCTCAAATCGGTGGACAAGCAGTGGGTCTTGCAGGAGCAGGCCTTCCTATTGTTGCAAGTGATTTAGCACAAGCGGCTGAAGGTCCACGCAAATGGGCATTGAATAAAGTTATAGGATCACAGTCTCCTGAAAACCAAGAAAAGATTAGAGAAGATTTTGGAAAAGGCATCGATAATCAGCCATTCCTTGATTATATTCCTTCAACCAAAAACATTAAGAAAGTAGTCGGAAAACTTCTTCCTAAAGATTATTTAGAACCTCAATCAAAAGAGGCTGCTTTAGTAAGAGATTCTATTAATAAAGGTCTTGGTCTTGTTGGATTTGGCGGCCTTACACCTAAAATGGCAGCGATATCTACTGGGTCTGGTATAGCAGGTAAGAATATTGCTAAAGGTCTTGGCGGTGGAGATATAGAGCAAAATGTTGCTGAGTTACTATTTACTATGGCCCCATCAGCGTTATTTAATAATGCGCGTGCTAATTTGAAAGAAGTAGCTAAAAAAGGCTATGAAGGATTCCCGGGTAATGATGGTCAGGCTCAAATCAACATACCTGATGTTAAGAACTCTGCTAGGGCTTTAAGAGATGAAGCTTTTCAATATTCAACTAATCCTACTAATAAAAAGCTTTTCGATGAGATGCAGCAATTCTTAGAGAAAACTCAATTCGATAAGATTAAACTTACAGATGCAGTTAAGACCAATAAGTCTATCAATGAGTTTCTTAGAGAAGTTGATCTGTCTAAGCGCGGCCAAAAGATTCTGCGTGATTTTAATTCCGGACTCGATAAAGCAATCGTCAAAGAGGGTCTACGCCTCAAGATACCAGGCGCTAAAGAATATGAACAAGCCAATCAAATATGGCGTGGACTTAAGAATGGCGAATCTATCGTAAGCACTATAAAAGATCTTTATAATCGCGGTAACTATTCAAGCTTAACTCTTGGCACTCTTCTTGGTAGATTCCCACTTGCAGCAACAGGCGCGGCAGTCGGTAGATTATCAGGCATGGGAGCTACGGCTGGTGGTATAGCTGGATTAGCATCACAAGAACTTTATCAGACCTATAAGTTCTTACGCAATACTCCAGGCGCTTGGGCGGAATTGGGCAAAGCTGCTAAAGAAGCTGCCAAAGGCAGCACTAAAGCAGCCGCTGCTAGATTGGGTAAAGTTGATAAGCAAGCACTGAAGTTCGAACAGCAACAGAGCCATGAATCATCAGCTAGGTCTCGTCGTGGTTTGTAGCCCACCATACTAGCAGACCCCAGACCCCAATAAGACAGATGATATCGTCTATGATGCTCATTTGCCTTCCAACTTCTGGATCTTCCAGGATGCCACTTCTGGTCCACGGAATGGCTCTAGATCCAATCCTTTGAGTTGTGGGATCGCTTTATAATCCACACTGCCTTTTCTGAATGAGACAGTGAAGAGTAGTCCACCGCCAGTCGAAGGACGATTGTCTGAGAGCTCAAGTAATCTTTTTTTAAGTTCTTCTTCTTGCTTCTCTAAAGCTTTGCGCTGAATTTGAATTTGATAGAATTCTGAGGCAACGTTAATCCATGCGCCTCTACGTCGTGATATTTCTCTGATTTCCATAGTACATTCCCTAATGAATTATAAACCTCTGTCTTTGTCTGTCTTGATTGCTACATGTAACGCCCTACGCACATAGGTCGATAATGTAATGTTCTTTTTAGCCGCCATGCTCTTGGCTTCTGAGTGCACTTCTAGAGGCAATCTGACCATGAGCACTTTTTGATCTTTTTCTTCTTTATTTTCCATTCTTCTTTCTCTCGCAGAACAGCTCGAAAGAATTATGCCTGCCAACAACACCACCAAGCATAAAATAAATCTTACCGACATTTTCAATGTTCTTTTCTATGTATTTGGTCCACGCATATACACCTTCTATTAACGCCTTCTCATCATCAAATAGGCCCTTGAGCTCTTCTATTTGATAGTCTGTCATGTCAGCCAGAATCCCATTATCAGGAAGCTTCTTCTGTATCTCATCAAGCTTCTGCATCAACTCATTGTTAGCTTCTGAGAATTTCTTCCCTGCTGCATGAAGATTCTTAACTAGGTCTTTATTAACGCTCATTTCATCTCCTATTAGATTGTTTCTACATGTATATAATTGTATATCAATCTATACGAAATGTCAAATAATTAGCTTTCGTAAATTTCCCAGGTTAGAGTGTGAGAAATTTCTAACTACTGGAGTAAAAATGGCTGTAAAAAATACTAGAACAAATGTTGGATATGGGCTTTCGAATGCGTTACAAAACTTGGCTCCTCTGAGTATTGTATCCAAACGTGCCCCAACCACCTCGGATATCGCTGAGATAGGTACCCAATGGATTGATACCACCTCTAATGCGGTGTATGTGATCACCTCTATTGCTGCGGGATTGGCTAACTGGGCAACTGCTCCTTCTTCTGGAGCTACCACGCTTGCTTCCTTGATCGTTACCACAACTTCTGACCTTCAAGGTGCAGTGACTGCTGATGATACCTTGACCGTGACTGGTGATACTACCCTTGGCAACCTTGATGTGACAGGAACGCTTACCTTTACTGGTGACTTGGATCTTACTTCTGCTGCTCTTATTGATCTGACATCGACACTCAATGCTGCCCCATCTATATCGCTTACTGCTAATGGTGGCACGAGTGAGCAAATTCTTCTTCAGTCTAAACAAGGCACAGCTACTACCTCTATTGAACTGCTTTCAGATGTTGGTGGTGTGACACTCCAAGCAACTGGATCAACTTCTACATCAGCTATCGATGTTAATGCGAATGCTGGTGGTATTACCCTTGATGCTGCTAAAGCAATCGCTCTTACTTCTACTGCTAATGGCGCATCTGCGATTGTATTGAACTCTACTATTGGTGGTGTTGATATTCTTGCATCAGGCGCATCTGCCGGTGAAGATATTAATATTACGGCTACTGGTTCTTCTATCAATCTGAGTTCTACTGAAAACGCAGCTCTTGCGCTTTATCTCCATGCTAATGGCGGTACTTCAGAAACTATCAAAATTTATGCTGACCAAGGTACTGGTGCTGGATCTATTCAGCTTCTATCTGATGTGGGTGGCATACAGCTCACAGCAACAGGATTGGCTTCTGCGACAGCGATTGATCTTTCAGCTCCTGCTGGTGGTCTACGCTCAGTAACGGCCCTTAAAACGCTTATTGAGTCTACTCAAGCAGCTGCTGACTCTATCGAGCTTCTTTCTACCGTTGGTGGTATTGAAATCGTATGCGCAGGCGCAAGTTCTGGCCTTGATATTTCTCTTGCAAATACAGGCGGATCTATACGGCTTGCGGCTTCTGAAGCGGTTGCTGATGCCATTGTGCTCACAGCTCTTGATACTGCAGGTGGTATCGAACTTATAGCTGGTACAGGCGGTGTGATAGTTGACGGTCAAGTTGATATGCCTATCCGTTTGGGTAATGCAGCTCAAACAGCAACTATCACTATTGGTAGTTCAACTGCCGCTTCTAGTGTACTCATTGCGAATGGTGTTAACGCTGGCGCACAGACAACTTCTATCCAGAATGGCGCTACCGCTTCTACTGCAACCGTTAACATCTTGTCTGGTGCTGGCACTGCTGGTGCAGCTGCATTACATATGGGCGATAACCCACGTGTGACTGCTATATCAATTGGCAACTCACTTCCTGCAGCTTCTCGCGCAACAACTATTTCTGGTACTGCGATTACTACCGCGGTTACTGATACCGTTAACATCGCTACAGGCGGTGCAAATACAAGCGCTAGTGCTGCTAAAGTTGTTAACATTGCGACTGGAAATCTTCTTCTTGGTACACAAACAGTCAATATTGCGACAGGTACTGCTACAACTGGTACTCAGGCTGTCAATATTGGTAATGCTGATGCAAAAACAACTCTTAATGTTAATGGCGTAGCTACAGTAACTGGTGGGAATTTGGTCATTGGATCAACTTCAACCGCTTCTGTTGGCGCATTACAATTTGTGGCTGCCGGTATTCGTATCATGACTGGATCAGGCGCTCCTTCAAATGGTCTTGCCTTGGTTGCCGGTGATATGTACATACGTACTGATCCAGCTGGTGCTACATCGCGTATTTACATTGCGACAGCAGCATCAACGTGGACCAACGTGACCTGCGCTGCATAGATTAATCATCTGCTCTGACGCTAACCTGCACTTTATGTTAAAGTATGGTGCAGGTTAGTTTTAAGTCTCAGAAAGGACGTCATGGAAATCCAAGAAGTTAATGGAAATATTCACTTTAATGTTGCCAAATCAGACCGTCTTTACACTTTCGTAGCGCCTAAGGGTGGTACATTTGGTGAAGCATATGATGCGGCATTCAAGGTGCTCGAGCATATTCTAGAAATGTCTAAAAATGCTGTTGAGAAAGCTAAACCAGCGCAACCTGCTGCAGCACCCGCTCCAGAGGTTCAAGGAGAAGTAACGAATGGCACTGAACAAAGTTAAAGCGATTGCGCTTACCAACATAGATTCATCTACCGTGAGCGGTACATATCAAGCAATTAATGCGGCAGGTCTTGATCAGGCCTGCTTTTTAGTTCGAGTTATGAACGCTTCGAATCAAAATGTTACGTTGAGCTATGATGGTTCAACAGATAATGATGTTGTTTTAGCCAATTCAACCCTAGATGTTCCTGCTCAAACAAACTCTTCTCCTAACAACAAAGTTGCTCTCTTTGCTAAGGGACAAGTTGTGTATGTTAAGGGCACCGCAGGAACCGGTAATATCTATTTGAGTGGCTATTATACGCTTCCAAATTAATCAGGAGATGCCATGAATTATTCATTAGCAATTAGGTTACTGGCAGAACCGCTACGTTCATTGGCATTCGGCTCTGTAAGCGGAAGCTATATGGGAGTTGGGACTGCCTTTGAACATCCAATTAGACTTTTATACATACAAAATTTAACCGATGTTGCAGTTCTTTTTTCACTTGATGGTATCAATGATCATTGGATACTTCCTACTCAGGGCTATATGATCATCGATATCACTGCAAATAAAACTCGTGAACAGGGTTGGTATATCGCTGAAGGTACACGAATTTATGTCCGTGATCTTGCAGGAGCTCCGACTCTTGGTGCTGTCTATGTTACAGTCTTTTACGGTACGGAAACGGGCCAATAAGGAACGACCATTTCACAAATAGGACGCTTTTTTAACTCAAGTGGTGGTGGTCCATTCATAGTTACTCTTACAGGTAATAGTGGGGGCCCGGTTCCACCAGATGCATTTGGTAATATAAACACGCTGGGCGGTACTTTTATCACCGTTACTGGCAATCCTGCGACGCATACATTAACGTTTGAGGTCTCTGGCTTAGTAGCAACTCAATTTGATGAGGATAGTGGATCTGCGGTTCCTTCGGGTAATATTCTCAATATTTTTGGATCGGGTGGAATAACAACCAGTGGGTCTGGCAATACGGTGACCATTGATGGTTCTGGTTTTGCTACAACCTATGATGCTAATAGTGGCAGTGCAACGCCAGTTGCTAATGTTCTCAATGTAGTTGTAGATAACTTAACAAGTGCTAATTATGTTGATCAGAGTACTGTTAACTTTTATGGATCAGGCAATACTTTAAAACTTACTTTTACTGATCAGTTTGAGAGTACTGGAGTTGGTTGGGGAGCACTTCAAAATCAAACAGGTGGCGTTAACACTGGATCAAACACAGCGTTCGGATTTGCAGCCCTAAGAGCATCAACTACTGGTTCAAATAATACGGCTGTCGGTGCAATGGCTGGTATTTTAATCAGCACGGGTAACAATAATACACTCCTTGGAATTAACTGTGCTTCGGCATTAACCACAGGTGATGGTAATTGTATTCTGGGCGATTCGACTGCTCTTAATCTTGTTTCTGGTGTAGGCAACTTTATTGCTGGTGGCGTTGATGAATCTGGTGGTGGCCCGATTAGTCTCATTGCCGGTTCAGCATATACCACAAATGAGAGCTACAATATCATCATCGGAAACGTTGGTGTTATTGGCGATAATAACACTATTCGCATAGGTATTTCTGGTTCTGGCGATATGCAGCAGAATAAATGCTTCATTGGTGGCATCGATGGCGTGAACGTGGGATCCACTGCGAAGGTGGTGACCATGGGTACTGGTGGCACTGCGGATGAGCTCGGGACGGCAACGATTACTGCTGGCACAGGAATAAGTGTTACGCCAGGCGCGAATACAATTACGATTGCAGCAACTGGAACAACAAGTCTGACTTACACAGCAGTTAATTTTGCAGCTTCTCCTTACACAGTTCTCACTACGGATGAATATATTGCAGTTGATGTGACAGGCGGTGCAGTAACGCTCAGATTTCCTAATGCTGCCACAACTGGTAGAACATATATTGTTAAAGACAAAGTTGGCCTCGCAGCTACAAATAATATAACCGTGACGACAGTTGGTGGTGCGGTCAATATTGATGGTGCTACTACCTACGTGATGAACACCAACTACTCATCGATAGAATTAATGGGTAATTCAGTTTCCTACGAGGTGTTCTGATGGCTTATAAACAGATTCGGCCCATAATCGTTTCAGAAGGTGGAACTGGTGTAACTACCATGACCACGGCCTATGCTCCTGTCTGCGCAGGTACTACAGCAACGGGTGCATTACAAGTTGCCTCAACGGGTTTGGGAACATCAGGGTTCATTTTAACAAGTACTGGTGGCGCTTCGTTACCTACATTTCAAGCTCCTGCTGCAAGTTCAATAACCATCACTGGTGATTCTGGTGGTGGCCTGACGGGCAATAGTTTCACCTTCACTGGCGGAACAACTGGCCTTACTTTTGCTGGTGCTACATCAACTGAGACCCTTGGTGGAACTTTGATTGTTGCCAATGGCGGAACTGGTGTAGCAACGATGACGACTGCTTATGCTCCTGTGGTTGCGGGAACAACAGCTACGGGTGCTCTGCAAGTTGCTTCAACAGGACTATCGACTTCTGGTTTCGTGCTCACCTCAAATGGCGCTTCTGCCGTTCCTAGCTTTAAAGTTGTTCCAAATGATGTAACGTGGTCTGTAATATCTGCCAATCAAACAGCTGTGGTTAACAATGGCTATTTCTGCAATAAGGCAGGAACTCTTGCCCTTGCATTGCCAACTACTTCTGCGGTTGGCGACATCATAGAAGTGGCTAATGAGAACACAGCAACAGGCACACAATTCACGCAAGCATCTGGGCAGCAAATATTGATTGGGAACACTAATACAACATCTGGTGCAACAGGAACATTAACTAGCTCAGCCGTTGGCGATACGTTGAAATTAGTATGTAAAACTGCAAATACTGTCTGGCGGGTAACTTCCGGATGGGGTAACTGGACGGTGGTATAATATGGCAACTATTAATCCAATCGATTCGAATATACCTATCGAAGTGGCAAAAGGTGGAACTGGTGCAGCGACTTTTACTGCTCATGGCGTGCTTGTGGGTAATACTACAAGTGCAGTGGCAGTGACTGCAGCAGGAACTACTGGTCAAATATTAATCGCAACTACATCAGCAGATCCTACCTTTCAGACCTATGTTAGTAGATTTGATGCAGTCTCGGCTGATCCTGGATCACCGGTAACTGGCCAGGTTTGGTTCAATACAACGAGTGGTCTATTCAAAGGATATAATGGTTCGGCGGTTAAAACCTTTACGGTGACGTAATGGCTACTATAAACCCAATAAATTCAAATATTCCTATTGAAGTGGCAAATGGCGGCACAGGGGATACAACTCTGACCGCCCATGGTGTTTTAGTAGGTAATGGTACTGGTGCGGTAGCAGTGACTGCTGCCGGAACTACAGGTCAATTTTTTACAGCAACTACATCAGCAGATCCTGCCTTTGCTACCTATAATAGCCGCATGGATTCAGTTGCTTCTAACCCGGCCTCTCCGATTGTTGGACAAGATTGGTTCAATAGTACGAATACTGCCTTTAGGGGATATGGAAACGTTCCAGAAACGTGGATTACTAAGCAATCTATGAATACAGCTAGGGCTGAACTTGGTGGAGCTGGACTCACCACTAATAATGTATTGTCATTTGGTGGTAACACGGGAGCAGTTTCCGCTGTTACAGAACTTTATGATGTTGGTGCAAATACTTGGACTACTAAAACTGCACTTAATACTGCACGTTCTCAATTGGCCGGCGCAGGTTTAACATCTGATGCTGTATTGTCATTTGGAGGCTTGATTGTGACATCGTCTGCGGTCACAGAACTATATAGTCTTGCTGGAAATAGTTGGACAACGAAAACTGCTTTGAATACTGCTCGTAGATTGTTAGGAGGCGCAGGACTCACTACAGATGCAGCCTTATCATTTGGTGGCAATACTACTGTTCCAGTGGCAACAACAGAACTATATAGTCTTGCAGGTAATAGTTGGACGGCTAAAACGGCTATGAACAATGCTCGCTATGGTCTTTCTGGAGCTGATATTGATACTGATAATGCATTGTCATTTGGTGGTTTTAATGCTGCCGATAGTAATAAAACCGAAATCTATCAATTGAGCGGCAATAGTTGGACCAACAAAACAAATTTAAATACCGCAACATATGAATGTGGAGGCGCTAAATTAACAAGCGATCTTCAGCTTTGCATTGCAGGAACTACCGGCGGTGGTGGTACTGATATTAAAACAACTCAGCTTTATAGCGTAAGTGGTAATTCATGGACTACAAAGTCTAACATGAACACTGCGCGTGGTGGGCCAGGGGCTGGTTCCATTACAGCAGCTTCGGTATTGGCTTTTGGTGGCTGGACAGGAGCGGGAACTACTCCTACAGCAACAACAGAACTTTATCATAGCGGCGGCAACGTTGTTGTTACATTTACGGTGACTTAATGAATCAACTCAAGCACATTATCGCCCTCAATCCTGAACTTGAAGCAATTAAAGACGAACTTCATGATGCATGGCATAAGCGCCAGATATTTCGCACCGATACGGAGGCGCGCTTTGCGGTGCTCAATGATTTTAAGTTCCCTACCAATGCATCCAAATATTGGCAGGCAGTACGTGAACAGACTGTACACTTTGATGAGCTCGTTACTCTTACATTCAGCCTGAGACGCAAAAAGATTGATCTTCAGGAAGTAGAAGAAAAGCTCAAATCAGCAATCGGGTTCGACAAGGATAGATTGCTTGTTGATAAAGATGAGCTTCTTTTTTATATAGCTTCTGGTGAACAAGTAGCAAAAGACCGAGTGCGTGAGATTATGCAATGGTCCAAAATAAAAAAAGAAGTTAATACTGGTGATTTTGATGATAAGAATGTGAATACTCATCAGAAAGAATCATTATTTAAATCAGTATACAATCGAGCAGCGGTAGCTCCTGCAGATATTTCTGCTGAAGAGCGATTGTCATTACAAGGCATGCTACATGCTTTGAAAGATGAACCGGTAAACAGGGAATTTGTTGCTAAATTAAAAGGATAGATCATGGATATATCTTCTATCGTTCTTAAAATTGGCATCGCGGTTGTAGCATTAGGCGTGGGATTCAGTGCACGCTATATTTTAAAGAATAGCCCAACTATTGAAGAGATGGTTGAGGATGTTGCAGAAGAGATTGTCGAAGAAGAGATTGGTAAAGATATAAACTTTCATCCTAAAAAGACTGATAAAAAGGAATAAAATATGGCTCAAGCCAATAGAAGAAGTGGGAACAACCCTCTCGCCTACTTAGGCGTTGAGCCTATTTCTCCAACGAATTTTGTTATTCAACAACGCGACCCGACAGTTAATGACTACTTCAACTTCAATGAAGGTGATGAATGGCTTAACCAAGTCAGTGAAGGGGTCTGGAAACTTGTTAATAAAGATGCTCAGGTGGCTACTTGGGTGCAAATTACTGGCGGATCTTCAAGCCCATTAACATTCCACACTGATGGTGCTGATGCCAATCCATCCGGTGGTGCAATAACTATGGCGGGTGGTAGTAATATTACCACTTCCGGTTCTGGCGCCACTGTTACCTATAATCTTGATGCTAATATTACGCTCACTTCAGTTACAACAACTGATCTTACGGTAACGAATGCGCCTACCTTTAGTGCTCTTGGGCAAGGGGTGGTGCAATCGAATTCTAGTGGAGTTATTTTTTCTTCAGAAGGGTCTGATGGCCAGGTTTTAATATCATCTTCTGTTGGCGCTCCTATATGGCATACTGTCACCGCAGGCTCAGGAATATCGGTCACCAATGGTCATAATACAATAACCATAGCTTCTTCTGCTGCTGTAGCTGATAGTTTCCCAACTGATTCTGGAACAGCGGTACCAGCCGCAGGTGCCTTAACCATTCATGGCGGTACCGGCATTACTACTTCAGGATCCGGAAGCACTGTCACTATTTCGCTTTCATCAACTCCGCCTACTGCTATTGAAACAATTACTGGCAATACCGGAGGCGCAATTAGTCCAAGTGCCAATAACATTAACATTGTTACTGCGCATGCAACTCCTGTATTTGCAGGTTCTGGATCAACGGAAACGTTAGATTTTAATCTCAGTAATCTTGTTCTTGGATCAGCATTACCTTCTTTGGCTGGTGGTTTAACAAACGTAGGGATTGGATCATCAGCACTTAATGCGCTCACTACCGGATCAAGTAATGCAACACTTGGCTATCAAGCTGGTAGTACCATAACTACCGGATCCAATAATATTCTTGTAGGCAAATCAGCAGGATCTTCATATACCTCGAGCGAATCGAGCAATATAATCTTGGGCAATTCAGGTGCCATAACTGAGTCCAATGTCATTCGTATTGGTACTCAAGGCAGTGGCGCAGGCCAACAAAATAAAGCCTTTATGGCCGGCGTTTATAATGTTGCCGTTGGTGCTACTCAAGATGTCGTTGTTGTTGATAATAATGGCCAACTTGGTGGTAACTCATTTAGCGCATTAAGCTGGACGCCAACATTATCATTTGGCGGATCAAGTACCGGTATAACATATGCCGTGCAAGAAGGTATATACCAATCGGTGGGAAATATAGTCTTCTATGCTGGCGGATTAGTGCTGACGAGTAAGGGTGCTCAAACAGGTGTTGCTCGGATCGGTGGATTGCCCTTTGCAAGCTCTGGGGTATTTACGGTGCAATTTGGCCAATTTGCCTGTACGGATGTTACATTCCCTGCCAGCTATACATTTGTTTGGCAATTGAATGAAATTGGTACTACAAATCTTATCCCTCAGGCAGGCGGATCTGGTCTTACTCAAGTAAACTTGGATAATACTGCGTTTCATAACAACAGCCAGATATCAGTGACGGGGTATTATTTTAGGTCCTAGACAAGCATCAGAATTTTGAGGTATGATTCTGGCACATTACTACTACCACTTTCCTTTTTTACCAGGGTGGAGTTTGCCTTTAAATCTCTGCCCTGGGTTTAACTAGGCTTCATCACGTACCCATATCCTTTTCTAATGATCCCCTGACAAGTCACGCTGTCGGGGGTTTTTATTTTATATCCTTGCCTTCTCGCGCCTGCACATTCTTTCTAATGAACGTAATGGCATTCCTAAACTGAGACTTAGGAATATCAGCAAGAGAGCGCACATGGCATCTATCCATCATCTCTGAGGCCAAATCTGTATGGTCACCCATCTCATACTCAAGCTCTTGGCGCTGCTCTTTGGTGATCACTTCAGCATCTTGTTTTTTAGTCTCTACATCTTTTGAGGTAGGAACTTTAGCCAGACCAGAACGGGCTTCTATCATAGCTATCTCGCCATCATCATCCAACGGATCATTGGATACCCCTATTCCAAGAATAGAGAGAATCTCAGTGGCCCGAAGAGCGTTTAATGTGGAGCGGAAGCTATCGATATCATTCTTTGGAGGAATCACCCGTAACCGTGACTCCGTCCATTGACCAGAGCTATGGCAAAGCCTAGTGTACAATATCGTTGCGCCATCGCTCGTGACCCGTTTTGGCTGCTTAATACTCAATCCTTCAGGTCCAAGGACTGGATATACTTTTCGTGCTATTTCAAAGATGTCAGCATAGGGGCTATCGAACCATGGGTTCATCTTAGTATTTTTGATTGGGGGCAATTTTGGCTGCGCATTAGCCAAGGCTGCATAGAGCTTGTCCACTTCCTTGGACTCATACGGCTCTTCAACGGGAATAGCATTCTTTAAATGCTCATCCAGCTTAAGGCTCAAGGCGCGAATGCTATCTACTATTTCAAGAAAATCTTTATTATCCATTACTTTCCTTTGGTTCAACAGGTCTGCTTTCTTGCTGAATAATTTCTTCTTCTTGATCGATTGCCATGTGGATTATGCCAACTGACAATGCCAATAATATAAGAATGCTTTTCATACTTTCCTATTATAGGCCGCTCATCCAAAAATAAAGATGTACGGATGTGACAAAGCCTATACCAATAGCAAGAGCTGCTGCTCCATCAAAGATAGGGTCTTTGGTAGTAGGCGCAAACATGTATATAGCCATGAGAGGCACGATCATGCTTGTGGAGAGTTTTATTGCTTCTACTATTTCATTCATGGTCTATTCCAGCCGGGGCACAAGGCCCCAGCACTATATTAATCGATTAAACTGGACCTGTTGCCACACCAGCTGCTATGCCTGTTGCGGTTCCAACAGTCCATGCAAGGGGCTGAATGAGTGGAGTTACCACTTTATTCAAAGCAGCATGCACTGCCACACCAGCCGCTGGAGTACAAAAGATGCTGACTGGCACTGACACGCAACCTATGAGGCCTTGACCCAATAGATTCACTGCGAAAAAGCCAAGAGCGCTTCCCGCATATGCACCAAAGAGACCGCCACCTGGAAGTCTATGGCCAGCTTTGATAGTGTATTCACCATCATTTTCCATCTGGTTCAGCTTGAGGTAGCCACCAGCTTTGACTAAGCCCATCAGCTTCTCATTCTTGAGGCCACGGAGCTCTTTGTCCATGTTTGCCCGCTGGACTGGAACAACTTCGCCTTGTTCTCTCAAGACACGGAAGCCATTCTCATCATCATGGAGCAACGCTACATTGCCCAGTCTGCTTGGCACCATCAATGCTGATTGTCTGTCCATTGCGTTCAGTCCACACACTGATAACGCTATAAGTAAGAGTTTCTTCATATCATTCCTATAATAAAAACACTGCTTTCGCCCCTAAACTACGCTGAATTCTTTTTAGGTATTGATATGTCACCTCACTTCTTGTTTATTCATAGTAGATCTTAAAGCATTAACCTGAGATCCATAAACCTGCTCGAACTTTAACTTATCCTCAGGATCGGTTATGGGCCCTAGCATATCGATATCAATAGAAGCTATTGCTCTAACCTCTTCACATTCTTCGCATTTGCATTGATCTGAATAATGGCAATTGTCGTAGGTTGAATGTTTCATTTCTTAGTTAAAGCCTCTATCACTTCACTTGCATCTCGTGCACTGAGATCATACAAATTGCCAACGTTATACTTTTTCATGATGCGATCGGTAAAGTCTTTTTGCGCATCACCTTTGGCATGCAAGAGCCCTAATAGGAACTTCACTTGCTTTTCTGAAGCTTGTGCTGCCTTAGGCGCATCACCATAATCATCCAGATCGCCATCTTCAGCATGCAAACCAAGCAATGCTCGTGCTAGATTTCTCATGGCATAGGTCAAGGCAGAGCCATATCTCTGATTAGCATCCTTGATGGGAGAGTTGGGATCATCGATAAGTTCCTGTGCTCCACGAATCATCTCTCCACTTGGTGCATGAGCTATTACCATGCGAACAATTCTAGCCCCTGCCACAAGATCTGGCTCGAAATGGATGTTCATACCTTCATGAGCCAACGCATCTTCTACCGAGTGCTTTATAGCGCCATAGGTGGCATAGCCATTGCGTGCGCCGTCCCTATCGAAGACAAGGGGCTTAAAGTTCTTACGCGCCTTTATAAGGGCTGCTGTTATTTCTTTCATTATTTCTCCTCATTGGTAAATTGAATTTCATCATATTCTCTCGCTTCTTTATACACCTTAGAGATCAATTCTGCTGGTGCTGTCGCATCAAAGAGATCGCCACACTTCCATGAGCAATAAGGCCCATAGATTCCTTCTTCCATTGTTGTATGACATAGAGCACATAGTTTCATGATTTTCCTTTGACTAAACCTGTGCAACAGTCTAGACTATGCTGCATAAAAAATCTAGTAATTCTAGGAATATAATGTTGAAATCAGTCTACGATTTGGAAGCAATACGCGCTCGAATGCTCAAGCACTTTCTCTATTTCCCACAAAGCTATAGATGCTATGGCAGAGCGCTAAAAATCCACCAGGATACATTCAAGGACTTTATAGAGGGTAAGAAGAAGCCGCACCCAGTAACATTGGCTAGAATAGTTAAATTTCTTGATGAGCAAGAGAAGAAGGAAGCAGAATGATAGTACAAGTCATAATCATTGCAGTGCTCTTGGTGACCATCAACCAACGGACTGAGGTTCAGGAGGCGCAAGCGCCACTTCGAACAAAGCAATTCATGCAGGATGAGAGAGAGATTGAAGAGGGATTCTTTCATGAGCTTGCAGACTGGCGATGGGATAAATAAGGATAAATTATGGAATGGTTTGGTGCAGGAGTGATAGTAGGAGCAGGCATTGGATATGTATTTCATCGATGGAATATAAATGATTATAAGATGAGGGTTCTTAGAGCTCAGAAATTTGATCATAGTAATGCTCCTATCATAGCGAATCGAGCTCCGAAGATTGCCGATATAGATAATGTTGAGCATCTTCAGATTTGGGTTATTGAAAAGAATGATTCTATAGGGGAAGTGTACATTTGCTACAAGGATCCTACATTCGATAAGCAATGGATCAAGTGCAAGCCATCTGCATAAAATAAAAAGGGGCCGGTTGTACTAGACCGACCCACAACACATTAGGGGATATACCTGAAAACCAAAATGAGTAGTATGCGCTAGCACAAAGTGGTTATTAAGATACATACGAAGCAAGTCTAACTTATTTATGAGAAAGGAAAAGAATGGAATGGATTAAAATACTCAACAGAAAAGAAAAAATACCATCTTTCCCTTTTATTTATACGGACGGAAATAGAGTGGTATGTGCCGATTCTGATAATGATGCCATTGCCGCACAAGCATATCTTCCACTTGAAGATGCTACGCATTGGATGCCAATAACTTTACCAAAGGAAGAGAATGTTCAAGAATTTTAGGCCATTAGGCAACAGAATTTTGATTGAGAGAGAAGTTTTAACAGAGCTGAAGACTGAGTCGGGTCTTATCACGAATGTGGATCCTGTGGCTGGGGAGATGCCTCCTATTGGCACAGTGATCGCAGTGGGTCCTGGAAGTTACCAAAATGGTGCTCTGATCCCCGTTGATGTTGCAGTAGGCGACAAGATATACTTCATGCGCCATGCTGACACATTGTTGGATGATACTTATTCAGTGATTGCTGAAAATGCAGTATTGGGTGTTATAGAATAAAAAAGACCCAGATTAATCTGGGTCTAATAGTATAGGAGGGGATCTATGTCGGAAAAATCAAATCACAGACGGCTCAAGAATAAACACAAACCGGAATCATCTAATCATTCGATCAACGACATTTCAGACATTATTGAAAAATAACTCCCAAAACGAATCCAAAGATGTGTTAGTGGATGTTAGTGGTACTGTTATTAAAATACTGTCGGCAATAGTGTAACCACTTTAAATAAAAGGACTAGTCATGACATGGATCAAATTTAAGCCAGAAGACCCATTTCCACCCAAGCCATTCTTATACACTGATGGCAAGAGAATCATGCTTATGGATGAGGATATGATCTTGTCTGAAGAGTTTGGGAAGGATGAGATACTGAGCCCAAGGAATGCAACTCACTGGTTACCCATTCCGAATCTGCCGCATGTGTGTTGTAGTAAAAAAGATTAAGAAAAAGAAAAAAGGGCTGGTAAACCAACCCTCATATCTTTAAACTGTTACATCGAGTATTAAGACTACTCAAATGTATGCTGCCCCGGAGGAGTTCTCTGGGGGAAAGTAAAAAATCCTCAGCTTTTTATGTCTGAGGATAATTTTTACCGGATGATTTACTTGTCTGTAAGGACACCTTCACAAAACAACAACAGGAGTCACAACTATGAAATTAACAAGCAGTGAAAACATGATTCGACCTGGAGGAGGAGTCATATGAATCACGAGACAATTTCAATCATTGAAAGACTGTTACAATCTGCAAAGATTTCAAATATTTCATCTGATATCCAATCTAGTTCAGAAAATAATTTCTGTCAAGATGTAACTTCTTACCCTCTTGATGAGCAATTCAGACTCGATCCAGAAGGTTCATTTGCAGCACTCGCTCCTGCCGACCGCAAGGTCTTTGATGAGCTCTTTCATTATCATTTTAGGTACGATGTTATTTATCCTACTCATGAAACTATAGCTAAGCGCTATGGCATGCATGAGGACACAGTCCAAAAGTCTACTACGAAGCTGGCCAATCTTGGCATTATCAGTAAGCGCTTTAGGCTTGGAGCATCTTGTGTGTATAGGATCTCTTCTTTCTTCACCAACAACCCGGACATGCTTTTCAGGCTCCGCCACATGTTCAAATCTATATCGGGATTCATTTTAAGAGCAGCTTTGGTATCCTCTGCAAAGAGCCTCTCAGTCGTCATCACCGGACGATTAGAGATATTAAGATATATTTATAAATATACTAACTTACAGATTGTAAGAGGAGTATCTATGAACAAGGGCATACCTCTCGCGGTGCAGAGGATCAATGCGCCTCTCAATCTATTTCAGCAGTGCCAGCTCAGCGCCTGCACTGACCAAGCAATCGATCATGCCAACAAGCAATATTCTCAACGTAAAGAAACGATTGATAACGCATTCGCTTACATACTCAAAGTTGCTTTAGAATACGATCTGGATAGAAATTTGACTCCAAACACCAAATTAGCAGGCGATCTCGCTTTTGCATTAGGAGTTTCTCCAGCAAATCCCGGACCTACAAGGGGAATGACTGAGCATAGAAGCAATGAGCATGTCATAAAGCCCTTGAATAAAGAGCCATACGAACAAGAAAGAGAAGATCAGATATCAATCCCATCTGGATTTGAGAATGTGCAACGTCTGGCTTCTCGAGAAGATCCTGCTATTCCGCCTAAAAAGACTGCATTTAAGCAGAAAAACGTTGATAAAAAAGTAATAGGCTCTACAGTAAATAGAGCTGCTATTTGGGTTGATAATGACAAAGCAACTCCAACAGTTTACAGCAAAAAGCCGCTGCATGAAGCAAGTCAGCACTACCTCAAATTCCTTCCGCTTTCAGACGAGTTAAAACAAGAGATATTAACAGCATCATCTAAGGTACAACATGAAGAGTCTCGAGAATAATTTGAAGGATGCATTTCAGCATCTGGCTGACGTTAAACCTTTTGCAAAAGGTGTTGTGTATCCTGGTTTGGGATTGAAGAAATTAGATATAATGACAAATGGCTTTCGCCCTGGAGAACTGTGGGTGATTGCTGGAAGTTCTGAGGTAGGGAAAAGTAGCTTTATGTTTAGAGCAGCTGCCCTGGCATCCCGCGACATCAAAACAGTGTTTATTTCTTTCGATGAGAATGGAAATGAAATAACTTGGCGCATGATATCACAGCAATCAGGTATCCCTTTCATTAAAATAGACAATGCGACCATCGGTTCTAAAGAATGGGTAGAAATGACCCACGTTGGCGCAAGTCTCGCTGAGCATGCTCTGTTTGTGGAAGATCAGCCATCACAGTTTGTCGAAGATATAATCGTACAATTAAAAGAAATTCAGCCTCGACTTGTTTTCATTGATCCAATCCAGTGGATGCGCACTAAAAAAGAGTATGATTTTCGCTTTCAGGAGATGGAAGAAATCAATCAGCAACTTAAAATCTATGCAAAAGAAGCACAGATTACCATAGTTGTGGCCTCGCATCTCTACGCTGAAATGAGAACCCGTATGGATAAGCGCCCTTGGCTTGAAGAGATAAATCGATGGGGATCTCTCGATAACTATGCAGATAAAGTTATTATGCTTTATCGTGACGTAATGTGGAATCCAGGCACTGACAATCCTGCTCTTGCCGAGATCATTATTGCTAAGAATCGCTTTGGCCCAACAGGATTTATTTATTCTAACTATGTTAAAGAACTTATGTTGTTTGAAGACTTTGAGGACGAATTTTAATCTGATACACTATCTCCGAGCATAACGGATCTGGTTAAGTGATTATCTCCAGTCCCGATGTTTAAATGTGTGGCCCCCATTCATCGCTGCTTGGGGGTCTTTTTATTCTAGGCTATACTATGATTCGTTAGGATTCCTGTTGAGTCCTAATAGGGTTTAATTGTATCCGCTCTGATTTCCAGTGCATGGTTTCTCAGGGCGGATTTATGTTATACTCCCTCACAAGGAGCAGAACATGAAATATATTCTCGATGGTGTTCCTGTCGCATGGGCCAGAGCTGGCATTAATGGTGGCAGGCTTTATGACACACAGAAACATTTGAAATTAATTATGGGTCTCAATATTCGCAATCAGCATGGAGATCGTCCATTCTTCGAGGGACCCCTGATTTTAGAAGTAACTTTCTTTATGCCAATACCCAAGCGAGCCAAAAACCGCTTATCTCTCGAGGGAACGCCCACCAAATCCAAGCCCGATTGCTCGAATCTCGTCAAACTTATTGAAGATACTTGCATCGGATTACTTTACAAAGACGACGCGATTATATATAAAATAGTTGCACAGAGAGTCTACGGACAACGTCCACGAACTGAATTTATCTTCAGGGAGGCAGAATGAAACCCCCTAGAAATACGAAAAATTCCAATCCTACCACGCCTCTCGAACAGCCAGCAAGAAAATCCTATAGGTCCAAGTGGCGCGAAGAAAAAGAAGCTCGCGGTGACTATTCGAATCAAAAAGGCCATTCGAAAGAAGCAATTCTGAACTTCGGAAAAGCTTTCAAACTTTACGCACAGCAAGAACTCGAGAATCCCTATTCACGAAGACTTACATCGGCAAAGTTCTGGCTCATAAATGATATTCATCCAACAACCCCTGAAAATTGGTGCTTGAAGTATCCTGAATTCAAAGAAGACTACGATATAGCTATGATGCTTATTGGAGTTAAACGTGAAGAAGGGATGATGATGCGGGAGCTTTCAGAGAAGTCTACGATGTATACCATGCATCTTTATCTCAAATATTGGGATGATGCTAACAAATATCACGCCGCTCTACGAACAGATCCTAAACAAACATCTACTGGTGGCAAGACTTACCAGCTTATAGAAATGACCGATGTCTGAGCAATCATTCGAAACTAGAATCAAACTCGATCAGTTTAAGGCTCGTGACTATCAGCGTCCTCTTTTTGAAGCTATTGAGAAGAAGGGCATCAAAAGAGCTGTGCTTGTCTGGCATAGACGCGCAGGAAAAGATGTCGCTTGTTTCAATCTTATGATCCGGATGGCCATCAGAAACATAGGGTCTTATTTCTACATACTCCCTACTTTTCGGCAGGCTCGCTTAGTCCTCTTTCAGGGTATTACTACCGAAGGCAAACGATTCCTCGATTATCTTCCGACAGAACTTGTGAAGGCTATTAATATCCAAGAGATGTCTATTGAGTTCACCAACGGCTCACGTATCTACTTCCTAGGCTCAGATAACTACGATTCGTTACGAGGATCAAATCCTAAGGGCGTTGTGTTCTCTGAGTATGCTTTCCAGCATGAAGCAGTGTACGCGACCATACGCCCCGTTCTTGTGGCCAATGATGGATGGGCGGTGTTCATCTCCACTCCATTTGGAGATAACTTCTTCCACCAGATCTATCTTGTGGCCCAACAGTCACCAGACTGGTTCTGTGATCTACGCACAGTAGAAGACACGCAGGTCATCTCATCTGAAGCGATAGATAAAGAGGTCAAAGAAGGACTCATGTCCCCTGATATGGTAGCGCAAGAATATTACTGTTCATTCTCTACAGGCGCGCTTGGTGCTTACTATTCCAAATATCTCAACAAGCTTGAGCTTGAAGGGCATATATGCGAAGTGCCATGGGAGCCAAGCTTCAAGGTGCACACAGCCTGGGATCTTGGTATGCGAGATGAGACAGTCATAATCTTCTTCCAGGTGATTGGCAATGCTATCAAGATCATAGAAGTCTATTCAAACGCAAACGTTGGCCTTGAGCATTATATTCATGTGGTTCTCAACAAAGATTACACCTATGGCAAGCACATTGCTCCCCACGATATCAAGGTTCGCGACTTT